CGCAACGGCCTGTGGGAGGAATACGAGATCAGGCTGCGCGACACGCAGACCTATACCATCGACGATCTGCTGGCGTGGCTGAGGGACCAGGGCGTCAAGGTCGGCCGCACGTCGGTCCACCGCGATCGGGCGGCGATCATGGCTTCCGAGCGGTCCCTTGTCCTGGCGGCCGCCAAGGCCAAGAGCATCTGCGAGGCGGTAGGCCACATGGACGAAGGCGACCTGGCCAGGGGCCAGAGAATGCTCTCGATGCAGTTGATCTTTAACGCGATGTCGGATCTTCCGCCCGATGTGATGGAGGGCATTTCGATACCCCAGCTGATCAAGCTGATGAACTGCGGCGCTAAGATCACCAAGGTCCACGCCGAAACCGAGATCCTCAACATGCGCATCGAGGAGATCAGCCGCCAGGCCAAGGAAGAGACAGATAAGCTCACCGCCAAATCGGCCGACAAGAAACTCAGCCGCTCGGAAGTCTACAAGATGATCGACAAGGTCATGAAGGGGGAATCGTAAAGTGACCCCGCCTACGCCCATGATTGCCGTGCCCCGCAAGACGTCCAAGGGCCACGTTCTTCTGCCGTGGCAGGAACTCTGGCGGCGCGATGAAAGCGACCTGAAGATATGGGAAAAATCCCGGCGGATCGGCGCGACGTTCACCGAGGCCAATGACGTCGCGATGACCCGCCTGACGGAGACGCGGACCTGCGATTACTGGTTCTCCTCGGCCGACGAATCGGCGGCGTACGAGTTCGCCGATTACTGCCGCTTCTGGTCAAAGATGGCCGGGGGGATCGTCGACTCGTTCACCGACGATATCGAGGACACAAAGACCGGCAAATCCGCCACTGCCTTCTGCGTGCGGTTCCCATGCGGGGCGCGAATGACGGCCATGACTTCCAACCCCAGACGCTTCCGGTCCAAGGGCGGCGACGTGGGGCTCGACGAGTTCGCCTATCACGACGAGCCCGGGCGGATGTACGAAGCGGCCGAGCCGTGCACGATGTGGGGCGGCAAGCTGCGCATCCTTTCGACGCACAACGGGGAGGACTGCGAGTTCAACAAGTTCGTCAAGATGGGCCACCGCCGCGCCGCCGGCCAGGCCAAGGCCGACGATATCCCGTTCAGCATTCACCGGATCACGATCGTCCGGGCAGTCGAACAGGGCCTGGTCGAAAGGATCAACGAGACGCGGGGCACCAACTTCACCCGCGAAGGTTTTCTCAAGGCCCGGCGCAAACGCTGCCGCAACGAGGATCAGTGGAACCAGGAGTACATGGCGGTCCCCGCCAGCGATTCGTCGGCCTGGCTGCCGTACGACTTCATCGAGCGGTGCCAGCATCCCGACGCCGGGGACCCGTCGCGAATAGGCGACGGGCCGTTGTACGTCGGCGCCGACATCGGCGAGGTCAACGACCCGACGACGGTCTGGCTGCTCGAGCGCGTCGGCGACGTGCTCTGGACCCGTCAGGTCTTGAAGTTCACCGACGAACCGCTGAGCGTCAAGGAAGAGGCGATCCTGAATGTCGTCAGGCGGCCGCGAGTCGTCCGGGCGTGCATAGACGCCACCGGCGTCGGCGCCCAGATCGCCCAGGCCGTCGAGCGGACCGGCAAGGGCGAGGGCGTCAAGTTCACCCTGGGCAGCAAGGATGAAATCGCCAGCCCCATGCGAGGGCTGTTCGAGGACTCACTGATCCGCATCCCAGACGATCCCGATATCCGCAGGGATCTCCATTCGGTGCGCATGACGCTGGCCGCCGGCCACCCGAGATTCGACGCCGCCCGAAGCACTGACGGGCACGGCGATCATTTCTGGGGCCTGGGCCTGGCCCGCCACGCCGCAGGCGCCGCAACACCACAACCGTACATCAGCGTGGGCTGATAACAAGATGACCACTAGAGCACAAAATACAATCGACAACGCGGCGGCCCTGGCGGAAATGGCAGGCGGCTCGCCGGTCCCGGTCGAAAAGGAAACCCTCTCGGGTTGGGCTGCGCGGTGGCTCTCCGGCCAGGCCACGGGCACCGCCTCGCAACTCGGCGGGCCGTCGTCGCCGTATAACGAGTATATATGGTCCAACGCGTGCATTCGTGCACTGTCGATCAACGCCGCCCGCGTTCCGATCAAGCTCTCGCGAGGCGAAGCGTCCGGTACGCGAAGCGTCTGGGGGCACAAGCACGTTCGCTGCGGAGGCGGCCGCAACCGCAGGAAGATGGCCGATCGCCTCGCCAAGAGGGCGTCAGTCCACAAGGCCGCCGAAGGCGAGATCATCGAGACCGGCGATCTGCACGCGCTGCTGGAGCGCCCCAACTCCCATCAGACGTGGTCGCCGTTCATCAGGGAGACCGTCACGTACCTTTACGTTTACGGATCGGTCCACTGGCTGTTCGACGAGATGATCGGCTGCAGGCCGGTTTCGATGTACGCCGTCCCGGGCCACAGGTCGACGGCCGTGGTTGATAAGTCCGGCCTGGTCGAGCGGCTGGTCGGCTGGAAGTTCCGCGACCCCCACGGCGGCGAATACCCGGTAACGCTGGATGAGTGCATTACCTTTTCGATCTTCAATCCCGAAGACAAGCACGGCGGCCTGGCCCCGCACATCCCCGCCCGCCTGGCGATCGCCAGCGACTACAACGCCAGCACGTATAACGCGGCGATGTTCCACAACTCGTGCGAGCCCGGGACCACCCTGGAAACCGAGGCGCCGTTCGATAAGGTGCTGGATGATCAAATCCGCACCTCCTGGGTCCAGAGGCACGGCGGACCTCTCAACGCCAACAAGTTTGCGATCCTCTGGGGTGGCCTGAAACACAATTCCGTCGCCAAGACGCTGAAGGAAATGGTCTACGCCGAGGGCAAGCAGCTTTCTCGCGTGGAGGTCTGCGCCGTCTACCGCGTGCCGCCCACCGTCGCGGGGTTCTTCGGGACCTCCGGCGATTCGTCGGCCTACACCGACAACGAGATGGAGCGGTTCTGGCAGGACACCGAAGCGCCGCTGGTCGGCGATATCGCAGAGGCTATCGACGTGCATCTCTGTCCGCGATTCGAGGGCAACCTGGAGGCCTGGGCCGACGTGGAAGATGTGCCTGTCTACCAGAAGATGAGGCGGGCCCGGATCGCCGTTGCCGACAAGATGTTCAAGATGGGCGTGCCGATGGAGGATATCATCGAGAATCTGGACCTCGCCCTGCCCGAGCGGCCCTGGTACGCCGCCGGTTTCCTGCCGCTTAACATCCAGCCGGCACACCTGGCGGCCGCAGAGACGCCCGACGAACCGGTCAACGAACCGAGCGATGACGACGACGAAACGGACGAATTGGGGCAAAACGGCGTGAAAAGTGTCCGTGGGGTCCCCGCGGCGCGCAAAACCGCAAGTAACGACCGTCTGACCCGAATCTGGAAGGCGTGGGAGGCGTCCTGGAAGCCGCTGGCCGGGCGGTTCGAGTCGATGCTCCGGGCCCATTACCGGCGACAGGAAACGGCTATTCTTAAATCGCTCCGCAAGGAACTCAAAAAATCCGTTTCATCCGGTTCATCCGTGGCTACAAAATCAGCCGTCAGCCGTATCCTTTTCGCCATCTTCGGCGATCCGAAGTCGAAGAGGGCGTTCCGCGATCGCGTGAGGGCCTTCCTGACGGACGCCGCCGGCCTGGGCGTCCGCCAGGCGTTATCCGAGGCGGGCGTCGAAGGCGACGCCCTCGACGACGCGGCCGCTGAGGTCGCCGGATCGTCGGCGATCACCGACGCCCTGAAGTCCAATGCGGTGCGCGTCTCGACACTGGTCGACGGTAAGACGCGGGGGCGGCTTAAGGCGGCCCTGACGGAGGGCTTTGCCGGCGGCGAGGATATCCGCCAGCTTACCACGCGCGTCCAGGAGATCATGGGCAACTCGCGCAAGGCCGCGATGGTCACCGCCCGCAACGCCGTAGGTCAGACGCTCAGCCACAGCCGCCACGTCGGACACAAGAAGGCGGGGATGACACACAAGGTCTGGGTCCACTCTCGCGGGCCCGGCGAGCGGCGAGAAAGCCACGTGGCGGCCGAGGCCCGGTACGCGACCAATCCGATCCCGCTCGATCAGCCGTTTGAGATCGGCGGTGCGAAGCTGATGTACCCACGCGATTTTTCCGCCGGTGAGCCGGGCGAGACGGTCAACTGCCAGTGCCTGCAGTTGGCAAAACGGAAGAAGAAGAAAGGCGACGGATGAATATCCAATATCCAACATCCGATATCCAATACCCAAGTGAACGGCAACGGTGACAAGAATGGATGACATCAAGACAACAGGCCTGGAAACGGGCGTTATTGAAAAGGACTCCGAAGAGGCCAAGGGCCGCTTCATGAAGGGCTACACCAAGGGCGTCGACATCGCTAACAGGACGATCGACGGCGTGGCCTCGACGATCAATCTGGACCGCCACTGGGAAGTGATCCTCCCGTCGGCCGTCGCGGCCCGGGCAGAAGCGTTCATGAAGTCCAACGCCCCGTTCCTGGCCGCCCACTCTCACCGCACCGGCGACGCCAGCCCCACCCAGATCGGCTGGGTGATCGAACTGAGTACCTCGAAAGCGGACGTTCCCTGCAAGTTCCGGTTTGCGACAACCGACGTGGCCGAGGAGTGGTGGAAGCTGGGCAGCGACGCCAACGGCAAGGGGATCGCCTTTTCGATCGGCTTCTACCCGATCCGCTGGGTCTACGGCAGCGTCGCCGATCTGGTCAAGGAGTTCCCGGAACTCAAGAAAGTATTCAAGGCCGCAGGCCTGAGCGACACCGATCGCGTACGCGTCTATACCGAGATCGAACTGGTCGAGATATCGGCCGTCCCGTGCCCGGCCAATCGCGAATCGATTCAAATCCTCGCGGCCAAGTTCTTTGACACGGAAAGCAAGGGCGGCGACGAAGGCGATGGGGGTGATCGGGTAGAGCGGTTCGCCGCCGCGCTTGGGAAACACTTCGCCGAATCGATCGGCGAGATGTTTGACGAAAAAATCGGTTGCTTGGAATCCCTCCGCTTCGACGTGGAGGAGTCACTCTCAGATATCAAACTCCTGATTGCCGGAGGCTCAGACCTCGACGGACGCGACGCGGGACCAAAAAGCCCTGACTGCGACGACGTCGACGACGAGGACGAGGCCGGCCAGGATGAGCAGGGCAAAGAAGGCGAAGACCTCGTCGGCCAGGCTGCGGTCGGGCTGAGCGAGGCATTGTCGAATCACTAATCATTAACACCAGAACAAGGAGCAGTACCTTGGACCCGAAACTAAAAGAACTACTCGAGCGCATGATGACGCGGATTGCCGTCGGCGCGGCCGAACGGGACGAAAAGGCCGTCGCCGAGTCGCTCGGGGCCATAACCGAGTACATCAAGAACAACGACGTAGGCGGCTACCAGGCCACCAAGGAGTTCATCGAGACGATCGCCCAGCTCCGCAAGGATATCGACGCCCAGGCGACGCAGATCCGCAGTCTCGAGCGCGCCGGACTGAACGTCTCGAATCGCGGCGTCGAGCTGATGGGCCGCCGGGATATCATGGACCTGCGCAGAGTGGGCCGCGTCTTCCAGACGCGACAGCAGGCCGAAGGGTTCGGCGCATTGTGCGCACGCGCGGTTCACGGCAACTCGGCGCGGTACAAAGAGATCGTCTCGGCAAAGGCCCGCGATCTGGCTGAGCAGTTGACAAAGGACCTCGACCCCGGCGTTTCGACCCAGGGCACCGAACTGGTGGCTAATATCTACATGGCCGACCTGATCGCCCACGTCGAGGCCGTCGGCGTCCTGTTCACCGAGTGCGACCGCGTGCCGTTGGCCACCACCGGCCAGACGATCTACCCCAAGCTGACAGGCGAAGTGACCGCCGCACCGGTTGCCGTCGCCGCCGCCCTGGCCGAATCGACCCCGACCTTCGGGACGGTGACCCTGACGCCGGTCAAGTGGGGCCTGATCACCCCGGTGCCTAACGAGTTCTTCCGCAACCCCACGCTGCTCGACCAGCTCGGCCAGCGCCTGGCGTGGCAGATCACCCGGGCGATCGCCTACGCGTTCGACAACGCCCTGGTCAACGGCGACGGGACGGCCGCCTATGGGACCATCACAGGCCTCCTGCAGTCCAGCAACCTGACGGCGGTTACGGCCGGCTCGGCGACCACCCTGGCGACGTATACGGCGGCGGAGGTCGGCTCGGTCATCGCCGGTATGGCCAAGGACTACGTCACTGACCCCAAGTGGTACATGTCGCTCTCGGCCGAGCGGACACTGCGGAATATCCGGGCGACCACCGGCCAGCCCCTGTACGAGCGGGGCGGCAACGGCGAGCCGAACACGATCGACAACTACCCCTACAGCATCTGTCAGAGGTTCCCGGCTGCCGCCGCCGCGACGGCGGATGTCAAGTGGGGCGCGTTCGGCGATCTGCGGCTGAGCCACTACTTCGGGATGCTCTGCAATATCCAGATCGACCAGTCCGAGCACGTGCGGTTCGAGAACGATATGACCGTCCTTCGCGGCCTGGCACACGCCGACGCGGCCGAGAAGGACGCCGATGCGACCGTAGTCGCCAAGACCGCCGCCGCATAGGAACGACACCCGTTAGCTTTCAGCCCGTAGCTGACAGCTAGAAGCTAGTAGCTAGTAGCTAATTTTAAGGAGTAACAAGATGAAGCAGCACAGTACGAAAATCTTTTTTGCGGCGGTCGTCCTCCTGGCGATCTTCGCCGCCTCGACGTTCATCCCGACCCACGCGGCTGTAACGCCCCTGTCCGGCGCGACGGGCGCGACGGCCGGGGCCGGCGGGGTAACCGCCGGCCTGTTCGTCAAGCTGGAATCGGCCGGGACGATCGTCACGGCAACGGCAGTCACCGACAAGGTTGTCGGCGTCTGCGACCTGGCCGCCTCGGCCAACGGCCTGACCAGGTACGCGCCTATCGGCACGCAGCGGGCGGTAACTTCCGGCGAGGCGATCACCGTCGGGGATCTGCTCACCGCCGGCACAGGCGGCAAGGCGTTTGTCCTGGACACCGACGATGCGTCTACCCAGCGGTATTGCGCCGTGGCGCTGACGGCGGCCTCCGGCGCCGACGAATCGGTAACGGTGGCGATCATACCCGGCGTGGTCGAGCAGCGGCTGACACTCGGCGGGACGGTCGCCATCAGCGGCGCCAACACGTTTACCACGGGCACCGGGGCGGTGACACTGGCCGGTGATGTTACCGTATCTTCGGGCAAGGATATCGGTATGTCCGGGGCGTCTACGTTCACCAGCGGGACAGGCGCCATCGCCCTCAACGGCGACATTACCGTCGCGGCGGGCAAGGATATCTCGTTTGCTGTCGGCGCTGGATACCTGGAACTCAACGGCGAGACTTCCGGGTCTATCGTGATCGACCCGATCACCACCGGCACGAACGCCACCACGATCGTCAACGGCAACGCCGCAGGGCCGGCGACGATCACCCTGCCGGACGCCACCGCGCAGCTCAACGGGGCGCCCGGCTCGTCGGTCGCGTCGGACGCTGATTCGCTGGCGATCCCCGTGACCAACACGGTCGTCACCAAGACCACCGGCGGCGACGCCGAGGCGCTGACCCTGGCCAACGGCTTTCCCGGCCAGGTCCTGATTATCACCTTAGTCACCGCCGGCGGAGGCGAAGGAACGCTGACTCCGGCGACCAAGACCGGCTTTGCGACGATCGTATTCGCCGACGCCGGCGATACCGCCGCGCTGCTCTACGTCGACGATTCCATAGGTTGGATAATCCTCGGCACCGCAGGCGTGGCGGCCCCGCCCGTGATAAGCGTGTAGACCACATCGGCCCGCGAGCCGGGGCGGCTGCCAGCCGCCCCGGCCGCCGGCTGGCGAAAGGAACAATCCGATGGCAGAGAGAAAAATGGTAAGAGTCAAGGTCCTCCAGGCAATTGCCTACGAGGGCCTTGTCATCCGGCCCGAGATCGACGACTCGCCCAGAATCCACGGGCGTCCCGCCAAGATCACGCCGATCGAGGCGGAGATCCCCAGGGACCTGGCCAAGGCCTTCGGGCCGAAGTACGTCAAGATCCTCGGCCCGGCCGCAAACAAGAAGGCCCCGGCCGATCCGCCCGCCGACGACAAACCCGAAGGTGGCGAGGAGCCTGAAGGCGGAAAGGAGCCCGCCGACGACAAACCCGAAGGTGGCGACAAGCCTGAAGGCGACGACAAACCCGAAGGTGGCGACAAGCCTGAAGGCGACGAGAAACCAAAAGGCAAGAAGAAATGATCCGCCGCTACAAAGACAGACTGGCCCCCCGCCCGCTCGATAAGCGGGTCGGGGCAGGCGCGAGGCCGGAGACCGGAGGCGGGAGTGACGGCAAAGGCTGTGGGAAAACCTCCGGCCTCAAGACTCCGGGCTCAGGCCTGGAAACCTTCACCGCCCCGCCTCACCAGCGGGCGATTACCTAGATTATTTCCAAAAACCCAGAGAGCGACGAGACGGGGCCTGGCGGGTGCGATCATCGCCCGCCAGGCCGCCCGGCGTCCGGGAAAGGAAACGACTGATGACAGTAGACAAAAACATCGAGCCCTTGACGGTCGAGCAGATCAGGAAGACGGCAAAGACCTCCATCCGCAAGTCGGACAACGCGCTGATGGTCGCCGTTGAAGTGGTCGGCCCGACCTGCACGAGTAACGGCAAGACCTACGGCCGTGGCGAGAAATTCGAGATGGAGATCTCGCTCGTGCCCGTCCACGTCCAGCACAAGCAGATCGAAGTCATTGAGAAAACGAAAAAGGCGTAACGGCGTGGCAGTTGGGAGTTGGCAGTTGGCAACGACATGAGAACCCACGGCAACAACCAGGCAACGACAGCGGCGACCGCTTGCGGTTTCGCGCGATGTTGCTGTTTCGCCGTTAAGCCGTCGCCAACTGCCCACTGCCATCTGCCAACTGCCACCGAGGTTTAACCATGCTCTGCACCCTCGCACAACTGAAGGCCCGACTGTCGGTCGCCCACAGCGACAGCGATGCTCTCCTGACGGCGATCATTACCGGCGTTTCCGGTCAGCTCCAGGGCCAAGGCGGCTGCGGCCGCCAGCTGGCCCTGGACTCGGGGCGCGTCGAATACATCAGCGTCGAAGAGTCCCGGCAGGGAAGCGTCTGGGTGGCCCGCTACCCGATCGCCTCGATCACCGAGATCAAGGAGGCGTTGTATGGCGCCTACGCCGACGTGGATGCCCTGGTGGTCAACGAGTCGTATCAGTTCAAGGCCGCCACCGGCGAGCTGAGGCGGATCGGTTTTTGGCTGCGGGGCATAGAGACGATCAAGATCACCTACGACGGCGGCTACGTGCTGCCGGCCGACGTTGCCGGCGCCGGCGAAACGGAACTGCCCGACGAGATAGTCGAGGCCGCGATCCAGCAGGCCTCGTTCGTCTACCAGCGCCGCGGGCAACTGGGCCTGACATCGGTCGGCTCCCAGGGCGGATCGGCCTCGGCCTACGCACAGGACAAACTGCTGCCGGGCGTGGCAGCAACGATGAAGGGATACAGGCGGTTCGCGTGATAGTGACTTGCGAAATAACGCCGGAGTCCGACGCCGCGATCGGCGCCCACGGCCGCGCGGCCGCCGGGGCTCATGCTGCGATGGCAGACGGCCTGGAGACGGCCGTTGTCGTCGGCGCAGAGTCCGTCACCGAGCAGTTGGTTATGGGGCAGTTGGGCCTGACGATGCAGAACCAGGCATCCGGCCTGGCGGCGTCAATGGCCGGCTGGATGATCGACCGTCGCGGCCTGGTTGCAGCCCTGGGCATCCCGCCGGACTCACCTGCGGCCCACTATGCCCGGATGCTCAATGACGGCGGTGTGATCCTGCCGCGCAGGGCAAAGGCCCTGGCCATCCCCGTATCGCAAGAGGCCAAGCGCCACGAGTCGCCGCGGGACATGGACGGCCTGGAGATGATCCCCCGCAAAGACAAGCCGCCGCTGCTGGTCAGGAAGCTAACCAAACGCGGCGACTTCACCGGCATGCAGGTCCACTGGATTCTGGTGGCCAGCGTAACGATCCCGGCATTCCATTGGCTCGACAACGGCGCCGAAAACGCCGTCGGCGACATGGTCGACGCGTTTGTAGACGTTCTGGAAGAGTGGATGGGCAAGTGGGATTAATGCGAGAGCTACGAGCTGCTAGCCGCGAGCCTCTAGCTAGAAGCCAGGAGCTAGTAGCTAGTAGCTGAGA